GACATCGAGGATTGGATCGGCATAGGCACAGCAACGGCAGGCGACACAACATTTCTAACAATTTGTGCGGCCGCTGCGAATTCTTTTTGTTACCGTCGCAGGCAGGAAGTCGGATATTTTGACAGCTTGACAACTGTGCCAAGCCAAGATGTCAAACTAGCAACTATTATGTATGGCGGCGCGCTGTACCGCCAACGCGGATCAATAACAGACTTTGCATCATTTGATGGCATGGCTACAGGATCAACAAACGGTCTGTCGCCATTGGTTAAACAACTGTTAGGTGTCGACCGTCCACAGGTAGCCTGATGCCTGTTGCATTTACCGATCTCTTTAATGAGGCACTAGACGATCTGACAGCCACGCTGACAGCCGTTAGCGGCCTACAGGTAGTAAACGACCCTAGAAACCTTGTGCCGCCATGCGTGTTCATTGACGCGCCATCGTTTGACGCTTGGAACTACAACATCGTCAAATTAATGTTTCCCGTCAAAATCATCACGCTAGGGCCAGCGAACCTAGATGCACAAAGATCGCTACTCAACATCATGTCGAAGGTACTGGCGGCCAATATTGCCGTTACCGATGGCAGGCCGACTAGTACGCTTATAGGCGGCGTTGAATATCCAAGTTACGAAGTGACCGCAAATGTTCAAGCACAAACGGCATAGGAAACAAACATGGCAAATTACATAGTTACATCGGCAAGACTTGCAGGTTTTAAACCTGGCGATGTTGTCACCAGCGCCGATCTAGATGGCGTAAACATTGAAGCGTTAGTCGAAGGCGGCCATATATCCACACAGACCGTCAAAAAACCTGCTAAAACTAAAGACACAAACGAAAAGGAATAAAACATGGCAACCAGCGTTTATTTATCGAATCCGAATGTGACCATCAACAGCGTTGATTTGCGCGACCAATGCACCAGCGCAACATTGAACTATGTTTACGAACAACTAGAAACAACTGCGTTTGGTGACACAGCACGCAAATTTGGTGGCGCAGCAGTCACATCGTTGCAAAACAACAGCGTTGAAATTGAACTGTATCAATCCTACGCAGGCAGCGAAACTGAGGCCACAATTTACGGTTTGGTTGGCATCACGACAAACATTGTGCTTGCACCAGCAACAGGTGTCGCATCGGCAACAAATCCGATCTACACATTGACAGGCGCTTACCTTGAATCGCACACACCAATCAACGCATCACTTGGCGAACTGTCGACAATCACGCTGACATTTACTGGCGGCGTATTGACTAAAGCGGTCGCATGATCGCGCGGCATTGGCCGCTGAAAACTAACAAAACAAGCCAGTCTGATAAAGGCTGTACCGAGAAAGGCAAATAATGCAATTATCACTAGAAGTTCAATTCCTTGATGGAAGCGATCCAGTCACAGTCGAAACGACATTGTTCACGACTGTTCTATGGGAACGCAAATACAAGCGCAAAGCCTCAGAACTTGGCAGCGCTATCGGGCAAGAGGATTTAGCATATTTGGCTTACGAAGCATCGAAACTTTCAGGTGTTGTCGTGCCAGCGGTATTTGATGACTATTTGAAATCGTTGAAGTCTTGTCTGCCAATGGCGGTCAATGACCCAAAAGTAGGCGCGGTTCATACCGCTACGGATTAGCGCAGATACTTGTGGCGACTGGTTTTTGGCCTGCTGAAATATCGTTTGAGATCGACGATATGAACACGGTCATTGAATTAATTAACAAGGAACGCAAGGCCCGAAATGGCTGACAGCATTAGCGCTAGCACAACAGTTGTCGGTGTCAAAGATGCGTTGCGCGTATTGAACAGCATCGACAAACAGGCGCGCCGCGATCTAACAAAAGATTTTAAACAGATCACCGCACCAGTCACAAACGACATTAAAGCAAAATTGCCTAAATCCGCACCGCTATCAGGCATGGCGCGCAAATGGACAACAGCGTCAGGTTTCCAAATGTTTCCGTACAGCGACAAACAAAACAAAGTTGCGTCAGGTGTATCAGGCAAAAAGGTTAGAGAATTTCGTGGCGCGTCAACAAACCTGGCAACATTCTTTGTGCGTTACACAGGCCCTAGTGCGGCATTGTTGGACATGTCAGGAAAAGGCAAAGTGCCAACACGACAAGGCGGTCAAATGGTGCAAAGTTTAAGCGCCAAATATGGCACCGCATCACGGTTTGTTTGGCCAGCATGGGAACGAAACAAAAACCAAGTTGAAGGCGAAGTCGAAACATTAATTGATCGGCTTATGGAACGCGTGCGAAAGGAATTGAATTAATGGCTGTATCTATACCTATTGTCACCGAATTTGATGGCAAAGGCATATCGAAGGCGATGGCCGAATTTAAACAGTTGGAAGGCGCTGGCGCTAAATCTGCGTTCGCGTTAAAAAAAGCAATGTTGCCAGCGATTGGTGTTTTGGGTGGTTTGGCAACAGGTTTAGGTTTGGCAACTAAATCGGCTGCTGAGGATCAAAAAGCGCAGGAACTTTTAGCGCAACAGTTACGAACCAGCGCTGGCGCTACTGAGGAAGCAATCGCCGCCAATGAGGATTTTATTTCGGGCATGTCACGCGCGTTCGCAGTCGCTGATGACCAGTTGAGGCCAGCGATGTCAAATCTAGTTAGGTCGACTGGATCGGTTGAGGCTGCACAAGATTTGATGAACACAGCGTTAGACATCAGCGCGGCAACAGGAAAAGATTTGGAAACGGTCACGCTGGCATTAGGCAAAGCGTACAACGGGTCAACTGCTGCGCTAACAAAATTAGACCCATCGTTGAAAGGTGTGATTGATTCTGAATCAAGCATGCAGGAAATTACTGAGGCGTTGGCGACATCGTTTGGCGGTGCAGCAACAACAGCGGCGATGTCATTCGAGGGCCGTATGGCTGGAATGAAAATAGCGATGGACGAAACCAAAGAATCAATCGGAATGGCGTTGTTGCCCGTGTTGCAAAAATTGTTGGAATTGTTAGAACCGATGGCGGAATGGGCACAAGAAAACACGACAACATTTTTGATTATTGCTGGCGTGATTGGAGGTTTTGCGGCCGCCATCGTGGTTGCCAATGTTGCCATTAAAGCCTGGACTATCGCCACACAGATCGCCACAGGCGCGCAGGCTGCGTTTAATTTTGTTATGTCAGCCAATCCGATCGCGCTAGTCATTTTGGGCATTGTTGCGTTTGTTGCGGCTTTGGTTGTGCTGTACAAAAAATTTGATGTTGTGCGCGAAACAGTTGACGCGGTGTTCAGTTTTATTAGAGATGGCGTGACGGCCAGTTTAGATTTTTTAAAGAATTACATTTCAGGTGTTTTAAACATTTATCGATCTATTTTTAACGCGATTGCCAAACTGTGGAATAGTACTATTGGCAAATTGGCGTTCAAATTTCCTGATTGGGTACCAGGTTTTGGTGGCAAAGGTTTTGAAGTGCCAAAAATACCGATGTTGGCCGAAGGCGGAATAGTTACATCGCCAACGCTGGCGCTGATTGGTGAAAAAGGGCCTGAAGCGGTAGTGCCTTTAAGTCGTGGTGGCGGCATGGGAAATGTGACAGTTAATGTGACTGGCGGTTTATCGACTAGCGCCGAGATCGGCCAAGCGGTAGTCAACGCTATTCGCGCATACAACAGGTCAGCAGGGCCAGCACAAATTCAGGTTGCATAATGGCAGGCACAGCGATTGTTGGCGCTGGTAATTACAGCCTAGAAATTGACACTGGATTTATTCAAGACGCGTTCACACTTGATGATTCTGTGCAAGGCGTGTTAGACAACACAACCTATGTTTTGGACGGCACGACCAATTTTGCCGATGTAACAACAGGCATTAATTCAATTAGCGTAAAACGCGGCAGACGCGATCAAGGCGACCAATTTAGCGCAGGGACAATGGTGCTGAACATGCTGGACACGACTGGCATTTTTAATCCGTTCGATTCGCTTAGTCCATATTTTGACCCGTCAACAGCGCAACCAGGTTTAGCACCAATGCGAAAGGTGCGACTAGCACGCTATTCAGCAACAAATGTCAAAGAATATTTATTTAACGGCTACATCGTTAACTATGACTACAATTTCGCGCTTGGCGGTCTTGACACAGTGACCGTTTATTGTGCAGACGATTTCTATTTGTTGGCCCAAACCTACATGGACGAATTTAATGTGTCAGAGGAATTGTCAAATGTTCGACTGTCAGCAGTTTTAGATTTGCCCGAAGTTGATTTCCCGATAGCGCAACGCAACATTGACACAGGCACACAAACACTTGGCGGCGCGTCAGCGTTTACAGTTCCAGCAGGCACAAATGTTCTTGAATACTGCACACGAATCAACACTGCTGAACAAGGCAGATTGTTTATGTCCCGTGACGGCGACCTAACATTTCAACCACGAATCGGCAACACACTTAGCGCATCAGTCGCAGATTTCCACGATGACGGAACAAACATACCGTTTGATTCATTAGGCATATCATTTGAAGCGGATCAAGTCATCAATCGGGCAGCGGTCGCCATCGCTGGCGGAAATCAACAAATCGCAGACGACGCAGCCAGCCAAGCAAAATATTTTATACAAACAACCAGCATCACAGATTCGCTGTTACACAACAACACAGCAGCGCTAGCGCTGGCCAACTATCTGCTATCACCTGAACCTGAGGCACGCTACACAGCCGTCGGAACCAACCTAAACAAACTGACAACAGCGCAGCGCGACACAATCGCCATAGTCGACATAGGCGACACAATCACCATTGAAAAATCATTTGCCAGCGGATCAGGCACAACAGAATTAGCGCAGGAACTAAGTGTCGAGGGCATAGAACACACCATTACGGTCAACGACGGTCATTCGGTCATGTACTTTACCGCACCAACAACTATCGTTTATGAACTGATTTTGGACGATCCGATTTATGGCATCATTGATGCGCTTAATGTTTTAGGATAATGTAAAGGACACCTATGGCGATACAAGACTTCACAGCAGGCCAAGTTTTAACGGCCGCACAAATGGATTCGCTACAGGCGAATGATTACAACTGGACGGTTTCGACTAAGACCGCTAGTTACACGCTTGTTGCAGCCGATAAAGGCACACGCGTTGTGATGAACGCGGCGGGCGCAACAACGATCACGGTTAACACAAGTTTGTTTACTGCAGGCGACACTTTGTTTATACAAAACATTGGTGCAGGCACTTGCACAATTACGGCAGGCACGGCAACAGTAACGACCGCAGGGTCTTTAGCGTTAGGCACATGGGCAGGTGGCACTTTGTATTTCACTAGTGCTAGTGCTGCTATTTTTTTTAGCGGATCAACGCTCGCTTTGCCAACTGCGGTTAATTATCTTGTAATTGCTGGTGGCGGTGGCGGCGGCAAAGGAAATAACGGACAAGGTGGCGCAGGCGGCGCAGGCGCAGGTGGTTTACGCAGCACAGTCACGGCGACAGGTGGCGGCGGAACTTTAGAAACAGCATTTACGCCGACGAACAATGTGACTTACACAATTACGGTTGGCGCTGGCGGTACAGGTCAAACAACAAGAACTACACCGTCAAACGGTGTTGCCAGTTCTATTGCTGGTACAGGTTTGACAACGATTTCAACAGTTGGCGGTTCAGGTTCTGCGGGTGATGCGGCCGCTATCACAGGCGGTTCAGGTGCAGGTGGTTCAGGGTTTGAATCGCGTGGCCCATCATCAGGTACAACTAATCAAGGTTATGCAGGTGGCACGGCTGTTAATGCTGGCGGTGGCGGCGGTGGAGCAGGCGCGGTCGGATCAAACTCGGGTACAAATACTGGCGGTAACGGTGGCGCAGGCGTAGCAATATCTATCACAGGTAGTTCGGTTACTTATGCTGGCGGCGGCGGTGGCGGCGGTTACTCGACTGGTAACGCTGGTGGAACTGGTGGTTCGGGCGGCGGCGGCAATGGTGGCGATGGCAGTAGCACAAACGGCAGCAATGGTACGGCTAATTTGGGTGCTGGTGGTGGCGGCGCAGGTGCGAGCGCATCAACCGCAGCAAGCGGCGGTAACGGCGGTAAAGGTCTAGTCATATTGAGAACACCTGAAAACACAATTACAGCGACAATTTCAGGTGGCACAATGACAACAACTGGTGGTTTTAAAATTTATACATTTAATGACAGCGGCACAATTAACTGGAGCCAATAATGGCATATTTTGCGAAACTAGAAAACAACACAGTCGTTCAAGTCATCAGCGTCAGTAACGATGTGTGCGGCGAACCGACATTGTCATTTCCCGACACAGATGCGGCAGGTCGTGCGTTTATTGCTAACACATTAAAATTTGACGGTGTGTGGGCGCAAACAAGTTACAACGGAAACTTTCGCGGTTGCTACGCAGGT